AACATGGGTGTTCGATGTAGATGTAGGAGAATATTTAGCTAAGTTAGATCCTGAATCTATAAATAAGATGTTGACTATTTGGGTTGAATCCAAATCAATATCAAAGTATGAGCAAGCTATTGCTACTTTAGAATCCGCTTACCGTGAATATTTCTATTACGGAAAATCTGTTTTTGAACATAAAGCAAAGGTTATAAATCAAGCTATAGATGATAACGGTTTGAGATATTTATTAAAAGGTCGTAAGTTGCCCACTTGGAATGAGCTACATAACGATTATAAAGAGAATGGTAGACTTGATGCGGATATGGCTACTTTGTATGAATTTAAAGATAAGCAATTAACATTACAGAGTCTCGATGAGTATGAGACTTGTTATGTTTACACTTATTATCCATTGAAATTTTTGATTTGGTTATATTTGTTTAATACATATGTTGTTTTAATTTTAATGTTTATTTGGTTGTTAATGTATTATTTTCCTACTTTTACAACTCCTTATGTTGTTAGACACATAAATTTATCTGAAAAGTTGTGGGGTCCTAATAATAAATATGCCACTGGATTAGTATTCTTGATACAAAATGGTTATTCTATGGTATCATTTATATATGGTTGTTTAATTACTCTAACAGTTTTAAAAACTATACAATACTTTTTATGTTATAAGATTATTTTAGAAGATGTTTTTGATACTTCTATTGATCATAATGCACAATTTAATTAAATTGATGTGAATAATATATATATTTGTACATAATAGTCTAATGGACTTTAAACAATGACGTCTTTGGAATGACGGTAAATTTATCCAGTACTTAAAAATAATACAATGAATAATAATATAAATAATAGTACAACTGACCAAATGGCAGGTAACCCATCCAAAGTTACCAAGGCACCAACTGAAGTGTGTGCCGACCAAGGTGTTGCATCTTTTTTTGATGCAGAACCAGGATTCACAACAACTGTTGAATCCTCTCCTGATGTATCTTATGATGTTGGACACACAGATATAACAGGAATTCAAGATTGGCTTGAACGACCACTTGAAGTAGATAGATTTTCTCATGGTATTGGAGGTGATCCTGTACATAGTTTCAAACCATGGGTATTGTTCTTTGATAACCCAGCTGTTAAACGTAAGATTGACAATTATGCTTTAATAAGGTGGAAGTTACACGTTAAAGTAGTAGTTAATGCTGCTCCGATTTGGTGGGGTAATTCTGTGTTATCATATACTCCATTAACTAGTATGCGTGTTGCTGATGTTTCTGATACTAACGTGCAAGCTATGTCTATGCGTCCTCATATTTATATGAATCCTACCACCAGTCAAGGAGGGTGTTTATGTTTACCATTTTTTTACCATAAGAATTGGTTAAATGTAAATTTAAAACAGGATTTTACAGATATGGGTACTTGTAATGTTAGATATCTTAATGGAAGTGGATTGCGCTGTTCAGTTAATCCAACAAGTCAAAAGGTTGAATATACTGTTTTTGTTTGGGCATCTGATGTGAGTTTAGCTCAAACCACTACTGAATTGGCTTTGCAATCTAAGAATGAATATGCATCTGGTCCTGTATCAGGTATTGCTTCTACTGTTGCTAACATTGCAGGTAAATTAGTTTCTGTTCCTTTTTTGAAACCTTATGCTAAAGCTACTGAAATGGCAGCAGGCGCTATTGCTGGTATAGCACATATATTTGGT